CACCGATTTGACAGGCTTCGTGAAAGAAATGAAAAAGAGTGGGATTTCTGGATGAACAAGTGTTGTGAAGATGCTGACGGCACAAAGTACGGTTGGGGAAGAGTTCTTGACTATATCGGCGTTGAATGGCGTGACAGAGTATTTGACATGAAAAATAACCAGCTTAGCTTGTTGGATATTGAGGAGGGATAGCCTATGGAAAGAAACGACCCTATGACCATGCCACGCCTGAAAGCCTACCGCAGGAACGCCTCAGCCATTGAGGACATCAAGGCAGAGCTTTCAGGCAAGTACGTTGCCGACAGTATCAGCGTATGCACTCCGCCGTCCTACACACCACACAGCACACGCATAGACGGCTTTCTGCCAAGTGGCGATACACTTTCACTGCTGTGCGAACAGGCTCGACTAGAGCGTGAGCAGAGGGCTGTGGAGGAGTTTATCAAGGGGATAGAGGACTATCAGACACGGCGAATGTTCGTGCTGAAATTCATCAAGGGTAAGACGTACTTGCAGATAGCTATGCAGGTAAGCGGTGGGAGAATGTCGGAGAGCGGAGTGCGAATGAAAATCCAAAGATATTTGCAAGAAAAGTGAAAGTTGTGCGGTTTGTGCGTTTTAGGTGTGTTATAATTTAAACTGAGGGAAGTGTAGATGTACCTCAGACTTGTACTTTCATTTGTTTTAACCTCTCCAAAATTTTTACACAAAGCCCTTTCGAGGGCTTATGCAGAACGTGAGTGCATGAGCTTGCGTTCTGCTCCATACGGTCAGTTGGTTTTCCGACAAAGCCAGCAACATAATACTTGAACCACCGCCAAGCTTTCGAGCTTCGGGCGGTGTATGCAGGTCGAGAGCGTGCCAGCTCAACATCTGCTCCACCATTTACAAAATTCCTTATAATATTTTCACAAGGGCGGCTGCATTTTGCGGTCGCTTTTGCGTTGAGAAGGTGACCTTATGCCAATACCAAGACCAGACCGAAGCGGTTCACACCAACAGCAGTTTCGTATCAACAAGAAGAAAATCTACGCTACCCAAACAGTCTGCGGTATCTGCGGTAAGCCTGTTGATTTTTCGCTGAAATATCCGCACCCTCTGTCGGCTTGCATAGATCATATCATACCCATTGCCAAAGGCGGTCACCCTTCGGACATTTCAAACTTGCAGTTGGCACATTGGTGTTGTAATCGCCAGAAATCTGACAAATTGGTGGAAAAACAGGTGTTTGACCAGTCTCTTGACCTGATTTCCAACCGAGTTTTACCACAATGCTACGATTGGAAGAATTTTTAACAAATTATTGACAATATGGGGGGTATGCCCCCTTTTGAGGTCAAAAAAGACCTTCACCGCCGCACTGCTTATATTTCTCGCAGAGTTGAAATAATTGGAAAGGATATACAAGATGAGCGAATACAAAGGCATGGCATATTTGAAAAAGAAGCTTTCTTCAAAGGCTTCGAGGGTCAATGTGCGCTATGACTACTATCACATGAAGAACGGCCTTACCGACATGGGCAAAATGATACCACCAAGCTATAACTGGATGCGTCCTGTACTAGGCTGGTGTGCAAAGGCTGTTGATACCCTTGCGGACAGAATAGTATTTGACAGCTTCGAGGACAACACTTTCTACGTCAACGAGATATTTGACAACAATAATCGTGACGTGTTCTTTGATTCAGCCATTCTCTCAGCGTTGGTATCCTCTTGTTGTTTTGTGTATATCTCAGCTGATGAAACAGGCTATCCACGCTTGCAGGTCATTGACGGCAGTAACGCTACTGGCATTATCGACCCTATCACAAATATGCTCCGTGAGGGCTATGCAGTGCTTGACAGGGATAACAATTTCAACCCCACTATCGAAGCCTACTTCACAGCCGAACAGACGGAGATATATCGCAGAGGCTATGATGTTGAGATCTATGACAATCCTGCACCTTACCCTCTGCTTGTGCCTATCATATACCGCCCTGACGCCGTTCGTCCTTTCGGTCACAGCAGGATATCAAGGGCGTGTATGGAGCTTGTGCAGGAGGCTATGAGAACGCTCAGGCGGTCGGAAGTATCAGCCGAGTTTTACAGTTTCCCACAAAAATATATACTTGGTCTTTCGGATGATGCCGAAAAAATGGACAAGTGGGGTGCAACAATGTCCTCACTGCTGACTATCACCAAAGATGATGACGGCGGCAATCCTACTGTCGGACAGTTTCAGCAGCAATCCATGTCACCATACTCTGAGCAGCTTAAATCTATAGCTTCGTTGTTCGCCGGAGAAACAGGGCTGACCCTTGATGACTTGGGCTTTGCAACGTCCAACCCTGCCAGCTGTGAAGCGATCAGAGCGGCACACGAAAATCTTAGGCTTACCGCACGCAAGGCTCAGAGAACGTTTGGCAGTGGTTTCCTTAACGTGGCTTATCTTGCCGCCTGCGTTCGTGATAACACAGCCTATATGCGCTATGCTTTCAGTGACATCAAACCGCAGTGGCTTCCCATTTTTGAACCTGATTCTGCGGCACTCGCAGGCGTGGGTGACGCTATTTTGAAAATTAATCAGGCTGTTCCTGACTATCTGGGTGCAAAGGGTATCCGTCAGCTCACAGGCATAGAGGGCGAAAACAATGGCTGATATCGGTGCAGAACTGCTTGAAAAAATCCGTGCCGAGTTTCAAAAGTCGTGCAAGGCCGACAAGTACATTCAATCGGTTTTGAAGAAAATAGATGGCGGCACTGCAAAAATGGAAGAAGTCGCCATGCTATCGAAACAGCTCGGGTTTAGAGCCTCTCAGGCTATCGGTGCACACGTCAACGTAGCGGCATTACCTGACGGCAAGATGTACTACAACATTGCCGATACCATACTCACGGGCGTGCTCAAGGACAACTACGATGTTATAAACTCCGCTGCCGCAGAATGCCAAAAGGCACTTGACAGCCAAACAGGCATAAACATCACACCTCAGCAGGCTGCTTTCCCTACCGAGCGTGTGCAGGCGGTAGTCAATGCGGCTTCTGTGCCAGATATTGCAGAAGAAGTGATGATACGGCGAATGACAGCTCCGGCGCAGAACATCACTGAGAGTTTTTACAACGATTATGTTCAAAAAAACGTGAAGCTTCGTTCTGATGCAGGACTGGACTGCTACATCATTCGCAACGATCATGGCGGTTGTTGTGAGTGGTGCTCAAAACTGGCAGGTAAATATCACTATCCCGAAGATGTTCCAAAAGATGTTTACCGCAGGCATGATAACTGCGGCTGTACTGTTACATACCTCAACGGCAGAAAGGCACAAAACGTGTGGAGCAAGACCAAGTGGAACGTTTCTGACGATGAACTTGAACGTATGAAAAAGGCTGGGGCCAGAGAGCCTGTCAGACTTGTTGACAAGTCGGGCAAAAGTGGTATAATGAAGAGAGTAGAAGAAACAAATAATTATGATGAACTTGAAAAATATTTGAGCAGCAAATACAACATTACAACCGACGACAGCGTAAAGCAGCTTGACTTTAAAACTGTTCGTGAAACTTTAAAAGGTATCGAAAGTGTATTTGACAATTTTCCAGAACTTAGTGATAATATAAAGAAAATAGGTACTGATAAACATGGAGTTATGTGCTGCTCAGGTGAAGAAATCAAATTTAATCCGAAATACTATAAAGACGTATCCGAATTTAAAAAGATGTGTGAAAATTCTTCTGCAAAAGGTTGGTGGCCGCCAAACAGTTCACCTGCGTCGATCGGCGTTCATGAAACAGGTCATGCAGTTGAATGGCTATTGCTTTCAAAAAGTAATTTTGATTATCCGTGGCAAAAGTTATATGCTTGGAATCGTGGAGATATGTCAGGCGGTATAGTATCTAAAGCCGTTAAGAACATCAAAAAGATATCGTACGGAAAAGGCAAAAAGCAGTCCGAATTGATGAGCGCAGTTTCGAGATATGGAGCAACTAAAAAGCAAGAATGCTTTGCGGAGGCATTTGCTGACTGTTTTTCTAATGGTGAATCGGCAAATCCGCTTTCACAAGAAATAGTCAAGCTAGCTAAAGAAAAATATATTAGTTTAAAAGGAACGTGATAATATGAGAGAGATGCCAATATGGTTGGACTATGCGGAATTTGATGATGACGGATTATGCGGCATATCCCCAAATGCACCGGACGAAGTAAAGAAAGCTTACGAAGATTATTTAGCTGAAGAAGAAGAGGCTAAATCAGAAGGCATAAAAATTTAATAATTTTTACCGCTCCGCTACGGCGAGGCGGTATTTTTATACCCAAAATCAGAAAGGACGGATATTATGGCACTTGACCTAGGTACAATATGGCAGCTGTGTAGAGCCAAGAATGATATTAAGAACATCAGAATGGAAATTCAGAAGATAAAGGATAATGCTGATTATGTTGCGGCACTGATACGCTGTGAAAGGTCATTGAGTATAGTTTTATCCAATGCTGAAAAGGTCAAATCGACAAAGTAAATATCAAACCAAGCACCTTAACGGGTGCTTTTTTTAGTACCTAAAAGGAGGTAATCCACTATTGAGGATAAGAGAGTCGGCAGGCAGACCCCCACCATATCGGTAGTGTTGCCGTATGAGCAGACCAAAGGCAATGAGGCTATCGCAATGTACAACAAATCGGGGCGCACTGCACAGGAATGGCAGGAGTTAATGCTTTATGACATCATGGCGGTGGACGATGAGGGATTGTGGAAGCACATGAAGTTCGGCTGGTCGATACCAAGACGTAACGGCAAGTCAGAGCTGCTTATCATGCGTGCAATCTATGGTCTGCAAAATGGCGAGCGTGTTCTTTACACCGCCCACAGGACAACAACGTCACATTCGGCGTGGGAGAAGATCATAGACCTTATCACAAAAATGGGCTTTCTTGAAAAAGAGGACTTCAAGACTACAAAACAGTTTGGTCTTGAACGTATCGAGTGGCTAAAAGGCGACGGTCTCATCAATTTCCGAACACGTTCTTCAAAGGGAGGACTTGGTGAGGGCTATGACCTGCTTATCATTGACGAGGCACAGGAATACACCACCGACCAAGAAACAGCCCTAAAATATGTCGTTACAGACAGCAGAAATCCTCAGACATTGATGTGTGGAACACCTCCAACAATGGTGTCTGCCGGCACAGTTTTCACCAAATACCGGCAGAAGACGATATCGGGGAAAGGTGGCGATGACGGCTGGGCTGAATGGTCCGTGCCAAAGCTCACAAACGCACATGACCCCGAGCTGTGGTATGCCACTAACCCGTCTTTAGGCACTATCCTCACCGAGCGTAAGATACGCTCGGAACTTGGCGACCCAAAAGACGACCAGGTTGACGATAACATCCAGCGTTTAGGCTTGTGGCTCACCTATAACCAAAAGTCGGCTATAAGCAAAGGAGAGTGGCAGGCACTTTGTATCACTGGCAAGCCCGATATCAGCAGAGAGCTGTTTTTCGGCATTAAGTATGCAAAGGTCACGGATAACGTATCTTTGGCTGTCGCTGCAAAGACAGCAGACGGCAAGATTTTTGTCGAGGCTATCGACTGCCGCCCTGTAAGAGAGGGGAACGGCTGGATAATCGCATATCTGCGCAATCCACATATGCGTGAAACTGTCATTGACGGAGCGAACGGACAGTCTTTGCTTGCGGCAGATATGAAGAACGCAGGTATCAGGCGCAAGCCTATCCTGCCGAAAGTCGCTGATGTGATCACTTCGTCAGCAGGTTTTGAACGAGGAGTATTCGCACAGAATATTTGTCACGCTGACCAACCTTCTCTTGAACAAGTCATTGCCAACTGTGAACACAGAGCGATAAGCTCAGGCGGAGGTTTTGGCTATACCTCCATTCTTGAAGGTGCTGACATATCACTGCTTGAGGCGGTGGTACTTGCTCACTGGGCGTGTGCAAATTCATCAGATAAGAAGAAAGTACAGAAAATAAGCTGGTAACAGTTTATTATATATCACCTACACCGCAGGGTAAAGCGGGGAAAGGAAACACTATGGCAGAATTTGAAGCTATCACAACACAGGAAGCCTTTGACAATGCGATAAAGGCAAGGCTTGACCGCAACACAGATACAGTCAAGAAGCAGTTTGAGGGATATATTTCCCCTGATGACTTCAAGACAAAGACAGCCGACCTTAACAGCAAGATCACCGACCTTACAGGCAAGCTTGCCGAAAAGGACACCGCTATTGCAGACCTTACGGCTAAGAACAAGGCATACGAGACCAGCTCGGTAAAAATGAGAATCGCCCACGAAAAAGGTATCCCTTATGAGCTTGCAAGCAAGCTTTCAGGAGACACAGAAGAAGCTATCAAGAAGGACGCTGAAACATTTGCAAAGTTTATCGGCAAGAAGCAAACAGCACCTCTTGGCAGCACAGAACATGATCACGCAGACGGCAAGAATGCGGCATATAAGTCGCTGCTTGCAAGTCTTACAAAGTAAAGAAAGGAAGTAATATTTATGCCAGACATTCTCTCAAAGGGCTCAAAGTTCGACCCTGTACTCGTTAAAGAACTTTTCGACAAGGTAAAGGGCAAGTCCTCATTGGCAGCTCTTTGTGGTCAGACACCTATCCCGTTCAATGGGCAGAAAGAGTTCATCTTCACAATGGATGATGAAGTTGATCTTGTTGCTGAAAACGGCAAAATGACAAGGGGCAGTGTTTCGCTTGACCCTGTTATAATCGTACCTGTAAAGATCGAATACGGCGCACGAATTTCAGACGAATTTCTCTATGCAGCTGAGGAAGAGCAGATAGAAACTCTGAGAAATTTCTCCGACGGCTTTGCGAAAAAGACTGCAAGAGGTCTTGACATTATGGCTTTTCACGGAGTTAATCCGAGAGCCAAGACAGCTTCTGCACTTATCGGTACAAATCACTTTGACAACGGCGTAACTGTGATAAAACAGGACAGCAAGACACCAAAGACACCCGACGCTCTTATTGAGGAGGCTATCGCCGCAGTGCAGGACAATGAGTATGACATCTCAGGTCTTACAATGCTAATATTCATCAATACCCCGTTTGTCCGGCGTAGACCCA